TCTTCCATTTACTACACCTCGGTAGTAAATAGTGTTACCTCTCTTTACATTCCCTAGAAATTCTGTTAAGGAATCCCTTTAGTTCTTCCCAGTTCAGTTCTCCGAAGCCATCGTTCATCATAAGCCGTAGAAGTTCAGTCTTGTTGAACTCACACTCAAAGTTCTCAAGGGCATAGTCAATAGTCTGCTTACCCTGGATAGAGATCAGCGGAGCATACAACTGCATCATCTGATAGTTGTGCTCGATTAGATCCTTTGACTCTGAAATGTTCTTGTAGACCTTCAGCTTTGAATCGATGCTCTCGCAGTAACCAAGTAGTTCGTCGATGGTGATGGTTCGTTCTTCTTTCATAAACGGCAACTTGGTGGCGATCGTCTTCATCCCAACACGATTGACGCCAGGAAGATTGTCGCTGGCGTCTCCATCCATAGCGCGGGCGAGCGCCATATTGGTGGGATGAACTCCCATAGACTCGATCACGGTCTTCTTGGTTTCAATCTTGTCTGTGGTTGGGCGATAAACCACAGTCTCTTCGTCACAAAGCTGTAAGAAGTCTTTGTCGTTTGAGACGATTACCTTCTGCCAACCCTTATAATGTGTTGAATTGCAGACATAAGAGATGATGTCATCAGCCTCAACTCTCTCAAGAATAAGCTGGATAATGGGCATCTGGTTTAGATACTCGATGATCTGCATTTGCTGCCAGACTTTGTTCTGGATCTCTTCGTTCTCTGTTAGATTGTGAACAGAACGATTCAGGCGCAGAGGCTTCCGACCTTCTTTGTAAGACGAATTCATAGCCTTGCGCTTTTGAGATCCGTTTGGTCCGTCCCAACAAATCACAATCTCATTTGGATTTGTCATTCTAACCAGTTTCTGTAGGATCTTGATAGATCCTTTAATCCCGCCAATAGGCTGCCCGTGGTTAGACAGGCTGGGATCAACAATAAACGCCCTCAAAAACATATTGAGGGCGTCGATTACGAGTACGCGCTTCATAGATTACCTCCAGCCCATAATATAACGGGCTGGAGGCTGTCTGTCAAGAGGCTTTGTCTGCCCCATCGTCTACTTCATAGAAGTCTGACGCTTCGCCTTCGCGTTTATCAAACTTCTGAACCACTACTTCGTCCATAAAGTCTATAACGTGCTGTTTAAACTCTGGATCATTCTGTAGAATCTCGACCCATTTGCTGGGTTGGAACTTCTTAGAGTATCCTCCGCGTGTTAAAGTATACCAAGAGCCTGCCACAGTCATAAAGCCCTTCAGAGCCTCAAACCAAGACTCTTCATCCTGCACGCCAATTGATTCTGTTCCCCATAAGATTCGGAATGTGCAAGTTCTACCCTGTGTTCCGAAACGAGACTTTTCAAGCTTGACCTTGACTTCTGAACCAATACGGAAACCATTGTCATCAAGCACATAGGCTGCCTTGCTCTTGCGACCTGTAAGCCAGATGCGAAGAGAGTAAGCATAGTGCATAGCCTTTCCGCCTGGGGTGATGTAAGGCGTGGTCATCGCAATCTGTCTTGCCATCGGTCCGTGGGGGATGTTAGTCTTCAACTGATTGAGAACAAGGAACGTAGCCTTCTTGTCTGCGAGTGGAATAACCAACTTTGACATCGCCTTCGCAAGAATGCGAGCCTTGGTTGCTACTGATGACTGAGGGTTGAAGTCGCCTGCTACATCTGAAACTGACGGGGTGAATGCCAGAGAGTCCCAAATAAATAGAAGTTGCTCATCGGCTGCTCCCAATAGTTCTTCTATGGTCTCAAGCACAAACTCTACTGATTGAGCTTGAACATACATCATAGCCCCAATATCACACCCAGCCTTCTCCAAGAAGGTTGGATCAATCGCGGACTCAGAATCAAAGTAAATTACTCCAATCCCCATCTTCTGTGCGTTTGCGGCACACTGGGCTGCCAAGAACGACTTGCCTGTCGCTTCTAAGCCAGCCAACTCTGTTACCTTGCCTACAGGAATGCCAGCGTATTTTCCCTTACAAACGATAGAATCAAGCCATCGGGATCCTGTTGGAATCCACTGCTTTACTTCTGTGGGATTATCTTCTCGGAGGTCGTGAGCGACATTGCGACCTGCCTTTTTGTTTATCATCGCTCTAAGATCGGACATAGAAACACGTCCAGCCTTAGCTTTTGCTTTAGCCATTAAGTTCTCCTTGTTTTTAACTTTTCTTTTCTTTATTTTTATTTAATTTTGGGACAAAGCCCAGTAGTAATTATAACACAGATTTACTAAAAGCGCAACAGAAAACCCCCACCTTTTTAGGGGTGGGGGCAGACTGGAGCTTGGAGCTTTTACTAGCCAGCCATTAGATCGTTGAATGCCTTATCAACACTGGACTTACCGCCCTGGTTGTACTGCGTTGTCTCTCTTGACCGACTCTCTGCTGACTTATCGCCAGAGAGCATACTATCAAGAATAGCTGACACCTCTGCGGGGGTGTGACGAGTGAACAGTCCATCGATGTCAGGCATGTTCTGTAGCAGACCGGGGATTGCGTCTGCATCCGGCAGAAGCGAACTGGTGTTGCGTCGCATCTTCATGTTTGTCTTCGGGTAAGCGCCCGGAGCAGTCGGCTTCGTGTAGGTGATGGTGATGTCAGTGCCGCCCTGCGGGTCGGTGATGTCGCCATACTCGGGGTCTAGGATGTAGCCCAGCAGAAGCTCATAAGCCTGCTTGCCGTAGCCATAAACCTTCACGCCCTCGCTCTCAAGCCCTCGCACCACTACTGGCGAGAAGTAACGATTGCGAACGAAGAGAGACTTAGCAAGCTTCTTGGTCTCCTCGTCGTTGTTTTCGGTGCCGTCCTTCCATAGCTGTGAAGCGAAATCACAGATTGGGCACGCCTCACCAAAGTTACGCTTGGGGCACATAACCCCGCCGCGATGTCCTTCAATGTTATAGTGGAAGAAGACCTCCTTAAGTGGATCTCCATCAGCAGCAGGGACAATACGGACATCTGTATCCCCCTCTTCTGGCTTGAACCAGACGCTTGTCCTGTCGCTCTTTCCGTTTCCTCGTAGTGCGGCGAGCTTCTTCCGCATTAGCTCCATGTTGATTCCCATTATAGTCTCCTTGTTGTTGGGTATAGTATAGTAAGCGTTCCTTACCATCTTAATGTAACACGCCGTCCAAGTCCTGTCAAGCGTATTTGTTTTGGGAGGATGTCTGTGAGCTTCTCCCTTGCTCATCTATAAAGTAACGTGATCAGCCTATGCTGTCAAGTAGTTTTTGTCCTTGAACGAAATTTGTGTGAGCCACACAGAATCCGAAGTCGGTTTCGTAAGGCGACTCATAGATTCCATAAGTCACATTTTTGAATGCGTTTCGGGGTTTGTTTTTTAGGCTCTCGACCACTCGGGAGTGGAGTTTTCCGTCCGTTTCCAGGCGCTCGTTTGCTATACATAAGTAGTATGCTACGTCACGATCTTCCTCTAATTTGTAGTACCAATTCTCAGTTAGTTTATCAACTGAGACTATGCCTACAGAGCGGATTCTCTGAACATCTGAGGGCTTGGAAAGATTGCCTACAAGCGCCGTGGTGTGATCAAAAACATTTAAGTAATGAACCGCATAATAGATGCTTTTGTTGATTGTGTGAAAGTATTTTTTTATTGGAATCTCGCCTATTGTCTTCTCGATTGAAGGGTTGGACAAGATCGTGAAGCTCTTGAATAAACCAGAGCGGGCATACTCCTGTAGGATGCCAAAGATCGCTCGCTCTTGTAATCTCACATCCCCAATCAAGAGGTCTACATCTGGTTTGATGTAGAAGATGTCTATCTCTCTGTCTTTTATCTGTTGTAGAATCGCAAGTGTATAGTTCGCAGAGAACGATGAGCCGCATAGGAACACCTGAACCCTGTCTTGTATTGCCTCTTTTGTCTTGTACGAGGATAGTTTGGGTGCCTTTCCCTCACAATCCTCTGCTTTTGCTACTTTCGATAACTTTCGTGTGTATTTTGTGTTCTCTTGATCTGGAGAAAATAAAAAGCAGTTGTATTCCTTGTGATTCTCGAACAGAGAGACCACATTGCAGCCAGCTTCGCCTATGCCTATTAGCGAAATCATAGCTTCAACTCTTTCAGACTTCCATAGTCCTTACCTGCCTTGATATTAGCCATAAAGTTGCCTAACTTGTTGTTCTCGAAGATTGCTTTGAGTTCTGGAATCTTCTCTTTGTCCTCATCTGCTATGTCTAGCACAACCTCGTCGTGGACAATAAAGGCAACCTTAGATTTTGTGCCTTCAAGAGCCTTATCGAGTGCTACGGCTCGGTCAAGAGTCAAGTCCGAGGTCGTGCTTTGAATCAAGTAGCTCAGTGCCTTACGCTGCTCTACTTTAATTTGTCTGCCGGTCGGTGTGTTGATTTTTCCGTCTCTGTAGAACTCTGAGAGTACCTCTTCTCGGCTGTAAACGGAGCCATTAAGTGACATATCGTTCACATTATAGAGTGTCGAGAAAAATCTTACCTTTGCCTCATCACGATCTACTGGAGAACCTCCATAGAGGTGCCTCATGTTCCAGCTATGGATGTCTTCCTGCGGTTGGTCATGCCCAGAGAGGGATAGGAATGTCCTTACCTCTGCTCCATTGTAATCCAGAGACACAAGCCAATCATTTGTTGGCTTAATGAGTTCTCGGAACTTTGCCTTCATCGTTAGGATCGGATTGCTGTCTCTTTGGGTTGTGAGCCGTCCAGTAACCGTTCCAAAAAGATTATAGCTCACATAGTGCGACTTATTTTTTACAAGGTTCTTGATGTCTTCTCGGTCGCTTGTGGATGTCATCAAGTGACGGCAGCCATCTACGTTGATGTTCAGCTTCTGGTAACTTATCTTGTGAATTAGCTTGTAGATCTTGTCTAGCTGATCATAATTGGCTGGCTGTTCGTAAGTGTCGAAAACATGCTTGGTGATCTTGTTGCGAACCTCACAGAACTGCATTAAGAAGTCCGAAGGGACGAGATCGAAGAAGCAATTCTGTCGTAGGTCGATGCGAGCTATCTTAAACGAAAGCAAATAAGCCTTGAAGGTTTTCTGAACCTCGTTCAATTCTTCTTTTAGGCTTTCAGGACAAGCTTCCTGAAGGTTTTTTCCAACTGTATAGAGCCAAGCATATTTGATTGTAGGATCCTGAATGGATCCAGTGTACTTCCAAGTCTTGGTCAGCCCCTCTGGGATGCCATCAAAGTGAAGGGCTCCATTAGTGTAGATGCCGACACACTCTGACTTGTCGTCAAGTGTCTGGAATATCATGTGTCCTCTCTGAGTCTCTGTGCTTCTATAAGATAACTCAAGGATCCTCTGTAGTCAAATGGTTGATTGACGTAACGCTCGAAAGTTCCCAGAGCAGTGCGGTTATCTGAAGACTTTGATAGCTGCAAGCAATCCTTGATGATCCTCTGTTTTTCGGCTACACTGAAGGTGTTCTCTTCTTCCGAGAACCGAAGATCAAAATAAAACTTCATGAAGAAATCGTTTGAGAATTTTTGTTGTAGCGACTGAAGAGTGTAGCGTTCTGTGGTTATGATCTTGGAACCACATTCATCAAATGTTGGAATATGTGTCGGGACCATCTCGTTGTAGAGCCTTAATAGTTGCTGTGGCATTTGGTTGTAAAATCTATTATGAGTTGTCGAGAACCCCAAAGCCAAGATTGCATCGGTGCTTCTAAGTCCATAAGCACTAGCATAACCCATCATAGCTTCAGAGTCAATGTCAGCGATCAATCTCCAGGGAGCATTGATGTCGATCATAAAGCCATAGGAGTTACAAGCATTTACATAGAACTCCCAGTTCTTGCTGTTTACGAAATCATTTATTTTTTGATCATCGTTATCGTAGGGTGCATCGGCAATCTCAAGAGCAAGTCCACTATTGGTCAGGCTATTTAGTTTACTTTTTGTGTAAGCAGGTATTGACAACGGGTAAGTTCTTGTTACAATACTAACAGTAGCTAGGAGTTCTTTTATGAATGTTTGAAAATTATGAATATTATTAATATTCATATTTGTCTTTAAAGCTTTAATGAAATTAATTTGATATTCTTCATAACTAATATTATTTGATTTATAGCTTTTATAAACCTTTAGATTAGTAAGATTAGGATCGTTAGAATAAATTTTGCCTGATTGTTCTGCTTTCTTAAATTGTTGAGCTAAAGCCTCAAATGCATCCACAACAAAACTTATTGCCTGTAAATTTTGTTGTGGATTACCTGAGCTTATGAAGCTCTTAAACACAACTAAGCTTGGATTAGCAACTATTGGAATATAGGTTCTGTCTACTTTTCCATAAAGTGCTTTTTCTGCAAAATTAAAATCTATAAGATTTGAATAACCCGAAGCTAACACATCAAACTTATAGATAAGTTTTTTGTTAAATAA